TTAACATCACCGCTCTCTCGGTCCACAGCATTCAAGTAATAACGCTTACGTGCTTTGATGCTTCGTGCTAGATTGTGGTTATCCTCGCTCGGAGTCTTCCAAAGAGCATAATACAAATCACACAAAGGACACTTGTCGCCTTTTACCCGTGGGCAGTGATAGTTCTTAAACTGTCCGTCCATCTCCATTCGGTGGATAGCAGTCTCTGAATAAAATTGTTCGTCCTCATTTTTCGAAGGAAGGATTCGCACGAGGGACGTGCCCTCTTTAGTAATAAGAAACTTACTCAGAAAATCACTATTACCGCCTCCGGTGTTTTGTTGAGTGACCTCTTCGTACTTCTTTCGTAGTTCGTCTAAGTTAACCATGTTTTTAGTAGTTTTTAAAGTTATCAGTCGTGGGAGAAGTCCCACATACTATTATAGTTCGTGAAGCCTCACTTCCGCACGTTTATTTGCAGACATTTGAACTAACATATCTTTTTGATGGTCCAGTGAGGTTGTAATGTTTCGCGCCAAGTTATATTTATGCTCGGCTTCCAAAACCTCATCCCTGAGGTCAATTAATTCTTGCACAACTAGAACGTAAGCGTTCAAAGCTCCTTGGGTTGCTTTGGTCCCTTGGCTTGCCAGTTCAGCGCGCCGTAGCTCCATGTGCTTAGCCTCCATCATCTCCAGCTTGGTAGCGAGCCTGTCGCGTTCTCTTTTTGCGTAGCTCAGCACTGACCCGAAGAAGGCGAAGATTGAAGGGTGTCGCTTGATAGCAGCGTCCATAGACATCTCGTCCACGGACAGATATGCCTTGGTAATGTTTAAAAACTCTTCAGGGAGAGTATTGTACGTGTTTTCGATATCACTCATTGTTAAAAATGTATTGGAATAGTTCGGGGTTCAGTCCCGCAAGTTGAAAAATCATGTTTGAGGTTACCGTAGTTAAAAACTCGTTACCCATTGTAGGCATTTCATCATCGTTCAAGCCAAATATTTCAAAACCGATGTGGCAAATTTCATGCAGCAAAGTGCTTTTATAATCTTCAACACTTTGATTTGGGTCGATGGTAAGTAGTGCTTTAGGAAACTCCACGCAACCATACAAGTTGTCTTTAGCTAAAGACTTTTGCGCAATAGTAAAAGTTTTAATTCCGGTGTAAACAGTTAGTGGGTGCTGTGGTAGCGTCTTTGCCATTAGATATCCTCCGATAGTACGAGAGTTTGGTAATTGATTTTAGCGGGAATCAGGAATCGCGCTTTTCCATTTCTGGATTTAATAACGAACAGACGCGCAAGCCCTTCATCAAACTCCTCCTCCGTTTGGTTAACCGAAAATACCAAATCGCATACGCGAGTCTTTCCATAAGAATCAGCAAGCTCGGCATCGGTAATAATCTTAACCCTTTTACCTTCCCTGTTAGTTTGCGTAGCGGTCCACACCAAAGCATTAAGCTCGATAGCCAGACCACGAAGCTCTTGGGCTTGTCTTTCTTGGTTTTGGTACTCAGGACTTTTTGAATCACTCGCCATAAGCTCCAGGTAATCAATAATAATTACATCAGGATGAAAATCTTCATGGCTTTGGAGTTGGTTGATAAACGCTCTAATCTGCGTAGGGGTTGCCCTCTTCGTAGGGAACTCCTTAATACGAAGCCGTCCCAACTGTACTTGACCTCCAATCTCACTAATGCGAGATTCGATATCCCCAACACGATTAGGAAGCTCCTTCTGTTTAATACGGGTAAAGATACTGTCTAGGCGCTGAGCCACTCGGTCCTCAGACATTTCCAGAGAAATGTAAAGAACGTTATGCCCGTCGAAACACGACTGCACCGCTTGGTTAGCCAAGAACAGGGATTTGCCTACCCCAGGGGGCGCAACCACCATAGCCAGTTCTTTACCCGCGAGTCCTCCCTCAAGGGAGGAATTAAGAGCCTGAAAAGGAGTCCGATACTTAGGAGCTAAGTTGTTATCTTTCGCTTTCTCCCACCTTTCGGAAATACCAGCAAAGTAATCTGCGCCTAGGTCCACATGGCGAGAAACAGAGATAGCTCCTCTAATAGTATCCTCCACCTTGGAGAATTGCTTCTTGCTAATGAAGTCTACAGACTCCAGAATAGCCTCCTTCAAAGCTTGTTCTTTGGCAAACTCCTCTACCTTATCGAGGTAGTACTGAGAGTTGTCGATGGAGGTCTCGTCCAGACTGTTGATGTTTACCATTTCTTCACGGTAATCGGACATCAACTCGTTCTGAGTCTTTTCTTCCCGAATCTGCTCTAGAATAGCCTCATCGGTCGGCAAGGTACCATACCTCGCGTAATAATCGCTCAGCACCGACCAAATGCGTTGGTGTTGTGGAAACTCAAAGTACGAGCCTTTGATGAGAGGCACACACTGAATTAAGAAAGCGCGGTCGCTCTTTGCTAAGTACAAGAGCCCTCGCTGAATGTTTTCTGAAAATGAATAGGTCATTAATATCTCCCTGTATGACAAAAAAACCTTGTCAATACATTATAGTAATTGACAAGGTCATAATGAAAAGGTATTCAGAAACTATTTACCAGTAGAACCAAAACCTCCCTCACCACGGTCAGTAGTATCTTTATTAAAGTCTTCCTCAGAGATTTCTTCAATATCGACCGATGGCAGTTTATTAATTACCATTTGGGCAATACGGTCCCCTTTCTTAATACTGCGGGAGCAATACGGGTTTGTATTCAAAACAGCAATCTTAACCTCTCCCCGGTAGTCACTGTCGATAGTGCCTGGGGAGTTAGGCATTACTAGATTGGTTTTATACATCGAACTACGTAAACGCAGTTGACCTTCATACCCTTTAGGGATGATAACATGAATACCCGTGCTAACTAACCTTCCCTCTCGCGCTACCAAGGTAACATCCTCATCTGCCGCGATATCAAATCCTGCGGCACCCTCGGATTGGTAGCCTGGGGTGGGGTTGTCGCTTTTGTTTAAAATTTTAATTTGCATCTCCTCGTGTTCCTGCTCTGTTAATTTCGTCTTTGGTCATTTTTTTACCAGCCTCATGGACGACCTTTTGTCCAGCTTTGATTCTGGCTTGTTTGTGTTCTTCGGAGACTCGTTTTACGGTCCCCTCTTTTTCTAATTGTTCGTAAGGGATTTTCCTCCGTGAGTACGGTGATTTACCTTTCTCAGCTTTAAGTGCTTCTTGAGAGCCTTTAATAGCTCCCTCAACAAATTCTTTCTCTTTAGCCTTTAGACTTGTAACATCATGGTAGTTTGTTTCCAAGACTCCCTTAATGCTTACCAGACAAGGCTTTCCCCCCGTATTGTACGTACGGGGGCATTTGTCGTGAGAGCAAACGGGACAAGTCTTTGGCTGTTTGCTCTCTTCGTAACTACACAGGTCGTCAAACCTTTCGCCGCAATTCTCGCAACAATATTCGTAAGTTGGCATTAAATCTCACATACTCCACTCTTACAAGTATCTACGGAATCTGAAGCTTCTTCTAGTCTGCCCTCCTGGATAAGCGTATCCAGGTTGATTGTAGAAATATCCACAGCCTCTAAAGGCTCGTTGCCTCGGGAACCCGCACGATAGAAAGTAAACCCTTTCATGTCGTTCGCGTACATTAGCAAATCATCATAAAGATTAGAAGATTCAAACCCAGCAGGGAGATTACAAGTCTTAGACACAGCAGAATCAATATATGATTGTACCACCGCCTGGACCTTAATATGCTCCTCAGGAGTTACGTCGTAAGCCCCGACACAGTGGGATACGTCACGTCCGCGAAGGTAAAGTTCTTTAAACAAAGAATCCACAACATAAGTCTCATTCCAGACACCGTCAGTGCCAGTGCGCCAACGACGCTTATAGACGGGAGCGAATATCGGCTCAAGACCAGTGCTGACGCCCAGGACCATAGAGATAGTTCCAGTCGGCGCAACCGTAAGTAGAATGGCGTTACGAAGTCCGGTTTTCTTAATGTCTGAACGAATTCGAGAAGGTAAAGTTTTGAAGTATTTTTCATCCTTTAATTTGTTCCAATCATACGCCGGGAAGCTTCCTTTATCTCTAGCAAGATACATAGAAGCTTTGTATGCTTCATTTCTTATTGTAGCGAATAACCGTTCCAAGAACTCCAGACATGCTTCTGAGCCGTATCTGTACCCCGCCTTGATGAGGAAGTAATGTAGACCAGTGACTCCCAATCCGATTCTACGGGAACGGCTTCCTGCCTCGTCACACTCCGGAATAGGGAAGTGGTTTGCAGTAAGGACATTATCCAAGAACCGAACGCCCGTACGAATCGTGCGAGCAAGCCTACGCCAATCGATATTACCGTCCATGTCAACCATGTTAGCAAGATTGACATGACCCAAGCAACAGTTACCGTAAGCTGGAAGAACTTCTTCGCCACAAGGGTTAGTGGCTGGCATATGTTCGAAATAAGAAACGTTAGTGTATTCGTTAGCAAAATCAATGTTGAAGATACCCGGTTCCCCTGATTCAATAGCATTGTCTACAATGCGTTCCCAGAGTTCGCGAGCGCGGATTTCCTTCTTCTTAGCTCCTTCAAATCTATCCGCATAATGTTTGAGATGGTGTAATTGGGCACGACCGAGCGCGTCCTCTTCGTCTTTAGCCACAACATCCACAGTGTCGTTGCCTTCCTCAGAGATGCGACCAACTTCGTAAACAAAGTATTTGTTCTGACGCCCATTAAACGTAAAGTACCATTCGTCGTCGTTCTCCACAGCCTCAACGAACTTCTTCGTGATAGCTACAGAGATGTTAAAGTTTGTAAGTTCATTGCGGTCCAGTTTCACATGGAGGAACTCCAAGAAATCTGGATGGGTGATATCTAGGATAGACATGAGCGCAGTACGACGATTTTTACCGGCACGCACATGGTTGCCAATCTCGTTAATCATGCGCATCACGCTAATAGACCCAGGAGCAGAGTTTTTAATATTCTGAATATTATCGCCCTTGGGTCGAATCTTGGAGAAGTTGAACCCGATGCCACCACCGCCACAAGAAATCTTGTACATATCGGAAATAGTCTTTCCAATACTCTCTACAGAGTCCTCAGGGTCTAACACATAACAGTTAAGCATGTTCTGGTGGCTTCGTCCTGAACCAAACAAAATCCTACCGCCAGGACAAAAATCTCCCGAATTAATCGCATCGAAAAACTTTTGCTCGACCTTCTCCCGGACTTCAGGGAACTCAGGGTCAGAGGCGGACTTGGCAACTCGTTTGGCGAGTTCTTTCCACGTAGTTTCACCCGGATAAGCATACTTATCCATGAAAATGGTCTCCCCTAGGGAGCCTTCAGGAATGGAAAAACTCATTATCGTACAATTACGAGAATATCCTTCTCGTTTAGAATGCAGAACGACTCATCGCCCCGGACAATATCGTTACCCGAAAAATCTCCCCACAGAATCTCGTCGCCTACGGCTACATCCATAGGCACACGGTTTCCGTCCGCGTCACGCGTTCCCTTACCGACAGCCATTACGACCCCTTCGCTAAGTTTTTGGTCTGTTACTGACTCAGGCATGATAATACCCGACTCAGACGTGAGTTCTACAGTAGCTCTTTTTACCACTAAATTGGTACCAAGAGGTTCTAAGTTGAAAGTTTTAGTCATTGTATAGTAGTTATATTTGATTTTTTCAAAACGGATAAATTTTCTGACTCGTCTTCAAGAAGCGAATTCAGATAATCATTGTGGGTAATGACGAACACTTTTTTGTTGTTGGATATCTCCATGATTAAATCATACAGACCCTTTACCCCTCCCTCATCGAGGGAGTCAGCCACCTCGTCAAAGAAGAGAAGGTTAGACCGTTCTTTTCCAGACAAGAGCAGGAGGTCATTGAGACCGAGCATGATGGAAAGAGAGATTTTCTGCTTCTCTCCACCAGACAACGAATCAAAGTAATTTAACGTCCCTTTATTATAGATTTCCTCCTTCAAAGTTTCATCGAAAGTTATGGAAAAATTTGAGGAACTAAGGAATTTCAAATAGTAGTTTACGCGGTCATTGAAGAATGCTAAAATATTACGAATAACAAACTTAATCAAACCTTGCTCCGAGAATGCTTGCTCCCAGAAACGCATAAGGTCATATTCTCGTTGGGCATCTTCAACTTCCTTTTGGTGTTTCTTTAGAAGTTTAACATGGTCTCTGTTTTGCGAACTTAATATTTTATGCTCTGTATCGAAAGATTTATACTTCTCAAACAAATCAAAGTCCTGAGGGGTGATTACCTCCCCGAACTGCTCAGACTTTTCTCTAAGAGTTTTTACTTCTTTCCTACGAACTGATTCATCTTGCATACAAGCATCTAGCTCTTTCTCCCAATCCAGAACCAACATTCTTTCTTCAAGAGGCACCTCATTACAAAACTCGCAAGGCTTAGCTTTGAATGTTTTTAACTTTCTCCTAATCTCAGATACACGATTCTTAACGCGGCTTAGCCCGTGGCTGGCAGATTCCAGTTCGACCTCGGTCACGTATCTGTTTTGTTCGTTTTCTTGAAGCTCCGATATAGAGAACTTATGGAATAGTTTGGCTTTGGTGGAAGTTAGAAGAGCCTTAGCCTGTTTTTTATAACTTTTAACGTCGGAGATTTTACTCTCTAGCTTTTCTTTCTTTCGCAAAGTCTCGTCGCACAGGGTTTCCGCAATCTTCTTTTCTTGGTAGGCTTTTCCTTTTTTAGATTTAATAGCCTTTCGGTATTCAAATACGTCACCGATATCCAAGAAGCTTTGGATAATGTTTCTCTTCTCTTCAGCTGTCGCTGTAAGGAAATTCGTTTTGTTCGACTGCCCAAACACCATCGAAGCCAGGAACACAGAAAAGTTAGTATTTAAAATTTTATCCAAATACTTCTGTGTATTCATTATACTATCTTGGGTTACGTTTTTCCCGTCAACAGTGACCGTGAGCATGGGAGGTTTTTTTACTCGTCTAACAACAACATTATCGTTAACAGTAATTTCCACTTCACACTTTCCTTTCGTGTGGTGGTTCTTCAAACTTTTATCGGTCGTCTTTCTAATCGTTTTCCCAAACAGCGCAAAAACAATAGACTCCACGATACTACTTTTACCGGCTCCATTGGAACTAGTAGGCTTGGTATCTTTGTTCTTGCCTATAATGCGAACTAAGTTTGAGTAAGATTCGAAATCAATCTCTGCCTCTTTGATAGACAAGAAGTTTTTAATCTTGATGCTGTTAATCTTCATGGTTTCTGATGGTATCCAACGCTTTCAATAACTCCGTCTCGGTGAAGACGGTATCTGCCTCGTGAATGTACTTCTGTATAATATCATCATCGATAGAGAATACATCGTTTTGCGGAGCGTACCCCGAATCGAATTTAGGAAGCACATCTTCGAACGCAAACTCAAGGTGGTTGATTGAGTACTTCGCCAATACATCATCCTTTAAGGCTTGCTCCGTCGCGGAATCTAAGTAGTCTAGCTTCAAACGCAAAATAGTAAAGAAGCTATCAAACCGATGTTTGGCGTTCATTTCGGGAAGCTCATCTATTTTTGAAATGACATGTTTAATTCCAAAATCAATAGGCTTCCTTACAAGCTCCACCTTCCCGTCCCGGATTAACAACTCATGGATAAACTTTTGTGCGTTAGCTTCCCCGAAAGACGTAGAATACTGCGTTCCCAGGATAATAGTATCCTTAATCCGTTGAGGCTTATGGATATGTCCCAGGAAGTGATAGTGTCCTTTATTGAAATGGGAAGGTTTCAGGTGTGAGTCGTATTTGTAGTTAGCGTGGGCAACACATCCGTCATAGCCAAAGTGACCAAACAAATGAGTTTTGCTATTTTTAACCGCTTCTATAATACGCTCCTCGTCTTCAAAATGGGGAATGAAATCGAAGTCCACTCCTCCAATGTGCGCAGTACCTACATCCACAAACACCGTG